GAGTGCGACGAGGAGTGGATGACCGGCAAGGTCTATCTCAACTGGAAAGACTGATCCCACTATCCCAATGGAATCGCCACGGATTATTTACAGAAAGAAGGTTGCACAATCATTCGCTCAATACGCCGAGGCGGATCAACTGCTCCAGCACGCGCTTGCGGTCGTCCTCCGTTTTGCTCTTGTCGTTCAGACCGTTGGGGGCGGTGATCTGCACGGCGACGTTGTGTGCTTTGCGGTGGGGCTGCGGGGCCATGCGCATCACCAGCTTCACCTGCACCAGCGCGTACTGGCTCAAATCCTCGGCGGCGTAGTCCTCGTAGGCGACCTGATAAACGTTGCGGCTGTCGCGCCGGTCGCGGGTGATCTCCATCTTGCTCGCCAGCTGCCGGGCGACGGTTTTCCCACTCAACTCGAACAACTGTTCAAAGGGCTTGGCCACCTTGATCTGAAGGATGTCGATGCGCTCGATGTCTGCGAGGCGATCCTGTTCCAGCCGTTTGAGCATGGCCGATGTCGAAAACCCGAGCAGATCGAATTGACGCATCGGCATGTCGTCAATCGCGCCCTCATGCGCCAGCGCCACATCACGGAAGATGGTGGCAAGCTCCCGGCGTTTTTCCCGGTCTTCGCAGAACACGGTCAGCGCCCCGGTGGCCGGTTCCCAGGAAAAGCGCGCCGACATGGCGGCGGGTTCCTCGTGATCGACTACCTGGCCATCTTCCACCTGCCGGTAATGCGCGGTGGAGCCATTGAAGGTGGCGCACAGCGTGTGCAGCTGGGTCAGGGGTTCGTCGTCAGCCTCGTCGTCATCCTCGCGCTGCGCGTGCGACAGGCCACACCGCACAAACTGCTCGATGAGGATCTGCTCCTTCGGCACATGCGGAAACAGCTCGGCAATCCGTGTGCGCAGCGTGTCCTCGATGTCATCGCCATTTTTCGGCTCCGCTCCTTTGGGGCCAAGGTAGTGGCTGGAGAAGTGCTCGCTTTTCCACTGGCGGTGCATCACCTGTTCGTGCTCGGCCTGATCGAAGCGCGCTTCGCGGCGTGCTCCGGCCTCGGGAAATTCCTGCAGGATGCACAGGTGCAGTGCGCGGCTGTGGCGGTCGCTGGGCGTGGTGAGCACGGCGGCATCGTCGTCGCGCCGTGCGTCGAGCACAGCTTGAACGGCCTGCGCGCCGTAGTCATCGCCGAGTAGGATCACCCGTTCGACGGCATCCTCGAGGCGCTGGCGGATGGCAGCATCCAGTTTGGCCACGCAATGGAAAAATGCCTGACGGGATTCGGCGGGCAGTTTTCCCTTGGCGGCATCGGCCAGTACCAGCAGCTCCGGCAACGCATCGCTGCTGGCCCGCTCGAGCAGGCGCACCACCAGCGCCGGGCGCTTGACCTTGCGCAGCAGGTCGACGAAATGTTCCATCCCGGGCAGGATGGTGGGGCCGTCATCTGACCGCTGTTCGCGCGCACGTTTCGGTGACGACTTCGGGTTGACCACTTTCTCCTGCTGGGCGGTGGTGGTGTGACCGGTTGGCATAGGCAGACTCCTTCAGAAAGTGCGCGATTGCGCGAACTGTTAACGGCGAGGTTCAAAAAATGCCGACGCGAGGTCGGCGCGGGAGGGATGGCAATGGTCAGCGCACGGCAGCCTCCGAACGGATCAGGCCGTAGCGCTGCAGGCGCACCTGCACAAAGCGCGGGTTGACGCCAAAACGCAGGGCCAGTGCGCGTTCCAGCAATTCCATGTCGACTCGATCATCGGCGGTGAGATGCAGGCTGGTGCCGGGGATCTCCGGGTCAATCGACGGGCCTCGGTGGATGTGAACGTTGAATTCCGGGGCCAGCGCTTCTGCGGCCGCGTTCAAGAGCTGGCGCGGCACCAGCAGCGAACCCATGAACTCATTGGCGCGCAGCTCGGCAAAATGCACGTCGGACGCCAGCGCTGCCGGTACGCCAGTAGGCACCTTCGCCAAGTGCTCGCTGTCCGGCGTGGTGGTGCGGTAGGCGCGCTGCACGGCTGGCTCAAAGGCATCGAACAGCCCCGGCCCCTTGCTGCCGTCCATGATCCAGCCCGGCGCATCGAACACCGCATGCCCCAGTTCGTGGGCCAGGGTGCTCAGTGCCAGCAGCTCGCTGAGTTTTTCGCCGATGGACGAGACGCACACCATCGCGGTGTCGGGGACACCGGGGTCGTACTCGCAGATGCCGAAGACGTGGTTGCCATCCTCGTCATGCACCTCGCATTCGGCGCTGACTTCGAGCGCGAAATCGATGCCGTTGATCTTCAGGCGCTGGATCTGGCGCAGCGTGTCGAAGGTAATCGCGTCAACGCCACTCGCGACCAACTGCTGGCGGGCCAGCGCGGCGATAGCTTCGATCTCAACGTGCTTGATGAATTTGGGGCGCTTGCGGTCGCAATGCCGGTAGTCGAGGGTCAGAACCTGCATTCACTTCTTCTCCGTAACTTCCCGGCGGTACATCCGCACCACGTTGCCCACATCGTCGCGCATGTCGGGCGGCAGGCGACTGGCCTCAACAAAGGCGTCGTCCGGGTCGATGCCCAGAATCTCGGCCGCCTTGCGGATCAGTTCGTCCTTGGGCGGTTTTTCCATGTCGCGTTCGATGCGCGACCAGTAGGCAGGCGAAATCTCAAGCTGACGCGCGAACTCGTTCATCTGGATCTGCTTCTCTTCGCGCTTTTTGCGAATGAAGGCTCCGAAAGGCATGTGTGTTTCCTAGTTGCGTGATTTGTTAATGATTCGAGCGTACTGCGGGGAATGCCGCCTGTCAACTGTTTAGTTAACACGAAAGTTTTGCCGCCGATTACCCGGAATTGCCATCCGCTTCGGAAGATCAGGCTCACTATCCATGACGGTTGCTATTCCTCGGAGCCCGTCATGAAGAACCTCGAACTTGCATCTCCAGCAGAGATGTCTGCCAGCGCCCGTGCTGGCGAAATCACCGCCATCCTTGCCCGCGCCATCGTCCGCACCCTCGTCGCAGAGGAGCCGAAACAGAGGGCAGTTGACCTTGGCTTCCTGCCCGACCAGCGCGTTCATACAACCCCCTATCAACAGGAGAAGTTGTGATGAACGAAAAAGAAGCATCCGTGGCCGCGCAGGTGGCGGCCTTGCCATCCTTGACGATGCCCGAGGTCTGGGCGCTCTGGGATCGGTTTTTTCAGCGCCGCCCGGACAAGACCAATCGCGTCTATCTGGAATCGCGCATCGCCTACAAGCTGCAGGAAGAAGCCTTCGGCGGGCTCGACCCGGACACCCGCAGGCGGCTGGCCAACATCGGCGTGCGCCACTCGAAAATCAAAGAACGGCGCAAGGCCCGCGAGATCACGCTGGCACCGGGCACGGTGCTGGTGCGCGAATGGGGCGACCGCGATCACCGCGTCCTGGTCACTGCTGACGGCACCTTTGACTATGAGGGCCAGCAGTTCAAAAGCCTGTCCGCCGTTGCCCGCCACATCGCGGGCACGCCGTGGTCGGGGCCGTTGTTCTTTGGCCTGCGCCGCAGCGGGGAGGATTTCGAATGAATGACGTGCCACACAGCAAACCGCGCCAGCGCTGCGCCGTCTACTGCCGGGTGTCCTCGGACGAGCGCCTCGATCAAGAGTTCAACTCCATCGACGCGCAGAAAGAAGCAGGCCACGCCTATGTCGCCAGCCAGCGTGCCGAGGGCTGGATTCCGGTGGCCGACGACTACGACGATCCGGGGTTTTCCGGCGGCAACACCGAACGCCCGGGCTTGAAGCGCCTGCTGGCCGACATCGAGCGCGGCCTGATCGACATCGTGGTGGTCTACAAGATCGACCGCCTGACGCGCAGCCTCGCCGACTTTTCCAAAATGGTCGAAGTGTTCGAGCGCCGCAACGTGTCCTTCGTGTCGGTGACGCAGCAATTCAACACCACCACCTCGATGGGCAGGCTGATGCTCAACGTGCTGCTGTCCTTCGCCCAGTTTGAACGCGAGGTCACCGGCGAGCGCATCCGCGACAAGATCGCCGCCGCCAAGCGCAAGGGGATGTGGATGGGTGGCGTGCCGCCCTTGGGCTACGACGTCGACAACCGCCTGCTGATCATCAACGAGGTCGAGGCGGCGGTGGTGCGGCGCATCTTCGCGGAGATGCTGACCATCGGCTCGCCGACGCAGATCGCTAGCAATCTGACCGAGGAAGGTGTCACCACCAAGGCATGGACGACCCAAGACGGCTCCACCCGCGCAGGCACGCGCATCGACAAGAAGTACCTGCACAAGCTGCTGCGCAACCGCATCTACCTTGGCGAGCTGTCGCACAAGGGAACGTGGTACCCCGGCGTGCATCCGGCCATCATCGATCACGGCCTGTGGGGCAAGGTGCATGAGATTCTGTCCAAGGACGGGCACACCCGGTCGGTGGAAACCAAGATCCGCTCGCGCACCGACGCCTTGCTGCGCGGGCTGCTGTACGCGCCGACCGGCGAGCGGATGTACCCGACGTACTCGCGCAAGAACGGGCGCAAGTACCGCTACTACGTGTCGAAGTCGGAGGTGCGCTACGGCGCGGGCGGCAAGACCTACGAGCGCATTCCTGCCGACGAGGTGGAAGCGGCCACCATCGCCCAGATCAAGTCGGTGCTGGCCAGCCCCGAGGCGATCACGGCGGTCTGCCAGTTCATCCAGCGCAACGGCGCGCAGGTCACCGAGGACATGGCGGTGATGGCAATGCACCGTTTGGGTGAGGTGTGGGAGCGGCTCTATCCGGCGGAACGCCACCGCATCGTCAACCTGATGCTGGAGCGGGTGGACATCGTCCCCGGCGGCCTGAAGGTCAGCTGGCGCGAGCTGGGCTGGAAGGCGCTGATCGTCGAATTCGCGCCGGACAGCATCGGCGCAGAGTTGGTCGAGCTGGAGGCGTCATGAGCGAAACCGCAGCCTTGCCGAATTTTGTGCCGCTGGTGTTCAAGCGCCGGGGCATCCGACGTCTGGCCGATACCGGCGCGGTGGCGCATGACCCGACCCTCATCGAAGGCGTGGCGCGTGCGATCCACTGGCAGCAGTTGCTCGACAGCGGCGAATTTGAAAGCGGCACTGCCATCGCGCGCGCCGAAGGCCTGCACCGCAGCACGGTCAACGAGCTGCTGCGCCTGACCTTGCTGGCCCCGGACATCGTCGAGCAGTTGCTGGCAGGCCGCCAGCCCCGGCGACTCACGCTGATCTGGTTCCTGCGCAACCCCATCCCTGTGGACTGGCAGCAGCAGCGCCAGATCATCCAATCCTTCGAATAGGAGCCCAGCACATGGCCAAGAAAGACATCGGCAAGCTCACCGGCGAAGCCGTCACCTTCCAGATCCCCAGCCCCGCAGGCGGGGTGCGGATGGAGACATTCATCCCTTGGAAACTGGTCAAGCGCGGC